GAGGGTTCCCATAACGTGTTTATTGGTGTATAATATTCAAGTCAATCAATTTTAAACTATGGCACGAAGCAAAGTTGGTCTCAGCGGCGGTAAGATGATTGAGTCCACCCCGAAGAAATCTCGTCAAGGGTCTGGACAGCATACCAAGTTGTCTGCTACCAGTCGCAATAAGGCAAAGAAGCGTTATCGCGGTCAAGGTCGATGAATTTAATTTGCAATCTCCCTGCCCAGAAAGTCTGGGTACGTAAAGAATATTTACGAGATCATCAAGATGGTCACGGGGAGTTTGTTGAGGGCGTCTGGGTTGCTGCAAAGAGCATACCTGGACGTGCTTTTTATTTTGAGACGTACTTACCCGAGTATGGTGCTATGTACGACAAACTCCCTATCAGTGCGTTTGTACGATCCCCCGAAACCCCAGTCATAGACATGAGTTTGGAGAATCTACAATTTTGGAATTGCATGGATTATGGCGTTACTGCTATTAACAAAGGTTTTGTCTCATCAATGGACTGTGAGGTCTTTACACGAGATCATGGTTTGGTAAGAGGACAGTATCTGTTTACACTTGATAATTACCATGCTAACATTGATGTGATAGATAATAATGTAAGTGAGGTGCCACAAGAGCACAAATCACATAATTGTATTGCATTGAATAATGGTCAGTATGCTTTGTATCCTAATAACAGGATGCGTCTGTATGACCTCTCTATCACCCCTGAGCAACCAAAGTTCCCTGACTTCAAGGTTTCTACCATAGAATACCAAGTAGAGGCAGGAATCGATTGGGGACGCCTTGGGGATACTGATGATTATTTCTGGCAAACACCACAGGAGAAGAACGATGGGCAACAGCAGAGTTGATAAAGGACAAAGCTTTATTGATGAGGGTATGACACTTATTACTGAAACTGATGCTGACCGCTACCTAGAACTTGCTAGGAAGCAGCGTGAGGCAAAGAAAAAGGAAGAACTATACCCAATGCCTGAAGATCGCCTTGAGCGTCCTTGTGGAGGCAAAGGTGGTTTTGATGATTTCGTAGAGCGTTGGAGCGAGTGAATAAATAGAAACAGCCTATGCTGTGTCTAAATGCCGACCTTTCAGACATTCAAAGATTTGAGTGTTACTTTTAAGAAGCATCCTGTTACTGATGATTTGGTAACGGTAAAAGACAAGGCAGCTATCGTTCAGTCGATTACTGCCTTACTTCTTACTATGAAAGGAGAAAGACCATTTCAACCTAATCTAGGGTGTGATGTTAAGAGAGCTTTGTTTGAACCATTAGATTTTGGTTCTGCAGGTATTATCAAAGCAGAGATTACTAACGTATTAGCAAGATACGAACCAAGGATTTCTGTTGAAGCAATTAGATGTGTACCAGATGAGTTGAATAATGGATACGAGGTAGAACTTCAGTATTCTATTATCGGTCGAGAAGACGCACCAGTGGCAGTAGACTTCTTCTTAGAGCGAACACGATAATGCCTTACACTCAGGTTGCCAACTTAGACTTTGAAGATATCAAATCTGCTCTGAAGGAATACCTCAGGTCAGAGTCTGATTTCACTGATTATGATTTTGAGGGATCTGCGATTTCTACGCTGATTGACACTCTTGCGTATAATACGTACTACACTGCGTTCAACACCAATATGGTGGTGAATGAGATGTTCCTAGACTCTGCTACGTTGAGAGACAACGTAGTAGCACTAGCGAAGCAGTTAGGGTACAGGGCAAAGTCAATCACCGCTCCTACTGCATATGTTGACTTTACTGCAACATATGCTAATCCTACCACTGATGCAGAGTTAGTTTTAAAGGCAGGCACAGGATTTGTTGCTTCTTATGATGAAACACTGTATCAATATGTTACACTAGAGGATGTAAAGGTTCAGGTAGTTAATGGAAACACTGCATCCTTCACACAAGTTCCTGTAAGAGAGGGAACACAAGTTACGAATACGTATCAAATTAATACTGCATTACTAAGTCAAAGGTTTATCCTTGACAATAAGAACATTGATACTAACACTGTTAGAGTAAAAGTATATCCTACTGGTGGTAGTTTTAGCGAACCATACTTTGTTTCTGACAATATTTTAGATGTCAACTCAGAATCAAAAGTATTCTTCTTAGATGAAATTGAAGACGAGAGATATGAACTCTTCTTTGGTGACGGTGTTATTGGTTCTGCTCTCCCTAATGGTGCAAGAGTAGAAGTTACTTATCTAACGACATCTGGTCCTTCATCAAATGGTGTCAAGTCATTTGTGTTCTCTGGTGTCTTGGAGAATGTAAATGGTGTCAACCCAAATACCAATGTAAGCATTGGAACAGTTGTTGCATCTGCTGGTGGTGAAGAGAGGGAGTCTTCACAGAAGATTAAGTACAATGCTCCAAAAATCTATGCTGCACAGAATAGAGCAGTAACATCAAACGATTACGATGCATTGATTCGTAGAATCTATCCTGCTGTTAGTGACATCATCATCTTTGGTGGTGAGGATCAAGTCCCACCACAGTATGGAAGAGTCTTCATTGCTATCAAACCAGAAGATGCTTCATACATCACTAGTATCACAAAGCAAGAAATTAAAGATGAATTGAAGAAGTTTAGCATTGCATCTGTCATTCCTGAACTAGTTGACCCCTCAATCTTGTTTGTTGAGTTGACGAGTAAGATTTTCTACAGCAGAGCGAAGACTAATGATAGACCTGCTGTTATTCAGGGCAAAGCAATCAGTTCTCTGAATGATTACATTGAGACTAGTGATACTGAAAAGTTCAATGGTAAGTTTAGATACAGTAAAGCAATCACTGTAATCGATCAATCTGATAATTCTATTAATTCTAACCTCACATCTGTTACGATGAGAAAGGATTTTATCCCTCAACTTAACAGCACATCATACTACGAAATTTGTTATCAAAATGCGTTTGCTGATGATGACGACCCTGTAGTGTTCTCAACGGGTTTCACTGTTACAGAATACCCTACTTTTACTGTCTATCTTGAAGATAGGTTGGGCAAAATGGTCCTATATAGACTAGATGGAACTAATGGTGATAAAATTGTTTTAGACGATTTTGTTGGCACCGTAGATTATGAAAAAGGTGAAGTAAAAATGAATGATCTTACGATTATCAAAGGATCATTCGAGGACAACAGAATCCAACTGAGGGCACTTCCAAGACAAAACGACATCGTTGCGTCAAGAGAAGTTTATCTAGACGTAGACATCGCAAACAGCAGCTTTATTGCATACGCAGAGTAGTATAGATGGCGAAAATCAAGAATTCAATTTCAACTCTGATCGAGACCCAACTTCCAGAGTTTATTACTACTGAGTACGAGCTTTTTGGTAACTTCCTTACCAAGTATTACGAGAGCTTGGAAATTCAGGGTGCGCCTCTTGATATTGCCAATAATCTAGCAACATACTCTGACATTGGATATTACGAGTCTAAGGTTCTTGAGCAAAGCAGTGAACTGGTAGGCAACCTATCTGATTCTGCTACTACTATTACTGTCACTGATGCTAGATCATTCCCTAAAGAGAATGGTTACATCAAAATTGGAAAAGAAATCTGTTTTTACAAGAGTAGGACAGATACCGAGTTCTTAGAAGTCTCTAGAGGTGTTAGTGGTAACACCAAACTTGGTGATCTTTATAATACCACAGAATTTGTAACTAGTCAAGCATCGACCCACTCTGGTGGAGAACTAGTACAAAACATTAGCAATCTGTTCTTGTATGCTCTAGTCAAGAACTTTGAAGAGCAATACTTAGCATCCTTCCCAGAGAAGTATTTAAAGAAAGCAGTTGATAAGAGATCTCTTATCAAAAACATTGGTCAGTTCTACAGAGCAAAAGGAACTGAGAAGTCAATTCAGTTTCTTTTCAACACTGTAATTGCTGGTGGACAGGAAAATAAACCAGAAGTATACAACCCATCAGACTTCACTTACAAGTCCTCCACGTCCGATTGGACCCAGGGGTATGCTCTACGTGTAAAAGTCCTTTCAGGCAACGTAGAAGACCTTGTAGGACAGGTTATTGTACAGCAAGAGGGTCCCAGAAACGGTTATGCTTCTGCTACGGTTGACAATGTAAGGTTTGATTCAACTGTTGATGGCGAGGATACTTATAACCTGTTCCTTGCTACCGAGACCATTAATGGTATCTTTGAGTTTACCGCAAAGACAGAACTAACGAAAGAGATTCTATCTACAGATAGTCAAGGAGACAGAATTAATGTTGCGTCCACACTAGGATGGAATGATAAGGGTACGTTATTAATCAATAGTGAGACTTTTACCTTTGAGGACAAAAACATTACCCAGTTTGAGATCAACTCAAGAACTCAGACAACAATTCATCCTGCAGGGTCTATTGTATATGATCCCATCTACATTGGTAGTGGTAATGTACAACTGCTAGTATTTGGTCTTGCATACAATTTGCTACCAACTGATGCACAACCTTATTCTTCTGTAAATGATCCTATTGAGGTTTCTAATCCAGGATTTGAGACTACTGATCCCAAGATTGTATCACCTCAAGGAGTAAGATGGCTGTTATCAAATACGAATGACAAACCAACATCTCCAACAAATCCCGCATATACTAGTAACCTTGCAAATCTTTCTACTGATGTATCTGCTGTATTCTCGGATGAGCAATTCTATTACATTGCTTCTTCTGGATACCCATCATATCCTATTCTGGAAAATGTAACCAGTATTCCTGGTAACCTTGCTGATCAAAAGATCTTAAAACTTATTCGTAAGCAAGCAACCTCCACTACAGAGATTTACAAGACTCCAAATCTAGATTCTGGTATTTTTGTCA